TGCGACGAATTTAATGAGTTCGTCTGCGCCCCCAAAGGGCACACCTCCGGCTCCAAAGGCTGGTGTAAAACAACCCGACTCGAGGCCAAAATCTCGCAGTATGGAGACTCAACAGCGCATCACAATGAAATCTCAGGCGGATAATAAAGAGGCCGAGACTAATTGGACGATACGCGGACCCGAGACTGCACACTGGGAGACCAAGGCCAAGAGTAAGCCCAAAGGCAAAGGTAAGGAACCTAAGTCTAAAGGCAAGGGTAAGTCTCAGGAACCCAAGCGGACACCTTGCAAATTTTGCGGTGGCGACCATTGGCAAAGTGAGTGCACTAAGCGCTCACCTCAGACTCGAGGTTCTCCTCGAGACGAGAAGTCGACGCCCCGCCCTCCTGGCAAGGAGAAGCAGAAGGAACCTGAGTTGTCGGAAGCACCAAATTCCGACGACGAAACTGTTAGTGAGTTTGCGCAAGGTGCGCGCTCCTATGCTTTCCGCGTCCCACGCATGAAAGGTCCCATCCGTGACCGCATGCTTAAGGCGGCGACCGAAATGGGCTTTGAGCCCATGCAAGCAGCGATAAAAGGCTTGCATCCAGTTTCTCACGAAGTGAGGAATCAGGCGGTCGTTACGTGCTTATCAGACGCTTGGAAGGAAGGTTTCAAGACTGTTCTCGACTGGTGTGGTGCTGGTAGAACGCGTTCGATTTTGGACGTGATACATAAAGCTACTAGTGACCGCATGGCCCTCCATGTGGTGGGCGAACCAGTATTGGCCTTAGATTATCTGCGGCGTCCTGTCGTGGACCATTTACAGAGCCTTGATCTTACTGGCCAGTCGGTGGCAGTGCTGTTCGTGGACATATATCACGACGTCAGCGCATACGATGGTACTGAATTCAGTCCTATGTGCGTGCATGAGATTTTCTCTGCTATTAAGTTACGCGGAGCTAAAGAAGTGCGCGGCTATTGGATCGGACATCGTTTTGCGGGCGCGGCTGGGACGATTCACGCTGAAGGAGCGTGGATTCGCACTCAGGCCGGCATACTATCTTTGGCAGATAGTGAAAGTGCGGCTTATGGACCGCATCCCTCATGTGACTGGTTGCACAGTGGAGGCTCTTATCCCGTAGGTAAATACTGGGTGGCTCCTATCGAGACTGTCGTTTACAAAGACACTCGTATTGTGCAATTGCGTTACGTCGATGGTTCTCTTAAATTCAGTGAGCAACACGCTGAAGCGAAATTCGAGCTGGTGGAGTTGGAGTTACCCGATACGCGGTCTGCGCGAGGGGCTTTTCTCTTCTCAGTTTACGATTTCTTTTCGCTTGATCATGTGTGGGGCCTGAGTCGCCTCAAAGCTTTAATTCCGAGGCGGCGAGAGATCATTGACAAACGCATAGCCAGACACGTCATCGAGCAAGCCTCCTTGCGTCAAATCACCACTTTCTCCGTTCGGGATGAGGTGAGTCGGTTGCGCGAAGCTTACACACTCGATCCTGACTACCAATTGGTTATCAAACTGTTCCCTGCGGAATTTGATGCCCTGTTGCGTCACACTATATTCTATGCTCTCAGCCACGGTTATGCGTGTCAAGCTGAGGAGCTGGACTTGTTGCAGCGTTTCAACGCTTACGATCACGACCTCCAGAACCGCGCTTTGCGCAGATTTGGAGCTGCTCCTGTTAACAACTCCCACCGCTTGATGTGGCTAGGTGCCAGTCTAGCGGTTGTGGGCGGGTTGATTATTATAGGAGCTAAGACGTTGGCCGCTGTGCGACAGGTCAAGAGTTACGTGTCTGCGCAGATAGGGCTTCCCCGCTTAGAGATGAACCTTTTTGGCCACCCTCTTTCTCCCGTCGTCGAGACGGCGTTGTACTGTGCCCACCCGTTGGTTGGACTTTGTTTAGGAGTCTACGAAGGTTGGAATCAAGGCAACGTTCCTTGGCGTGCCATGTTTCATGGAGCTTTGGGCTTCGCCACATGGTTGAGCTTTTCAGCGGGAGGAGGGGTGGCTGTGGTGGGTTGCGCGTTGTCGCTGCTGGCGCATGCATTGTGGAATGCTGCGTCAGTGGAAAACGACACGCGCTTTCAGGAGTTCAAACGAGCGTATTACGAGCTTCCTTGGCGTGAGAGGACGATTGTTGACCGTCACACGATTTGTGTGAGTGCGTTGATTGTCGATGGAGAGCGGAATTTTCTACCAGCTCAGGTTAAGAGCCATTATGATCTGCCAGATCTCTGCCCTCACTTGGTCGTGACGGGTGGACTCGACGACGTTGGCGAAGAATTGCCTCAAAATGGAATTCACGCCTTCATCGCTCATAACATGCCTTTGTACCGACCGGCCAACAGCGTGCGTAATCGTATTGACGTGCTGTATGGCCGTGTCTTGGCTAAGCCTCCTATGGCCCCTTCGGACCAGTATGACAGCTGGATCACTGTTCGAAAAGTCGACAGATGGATTCCTTTGTTGTTGCCGATCTGGCCAGAGTTGAAGCGCGAGGATTATGAGCGAACGTGGTTGGAGCGTCTGGATTTGGACGCGACACGCAGGCGTCGTCTGCAACCCGCGCTGGTAAGGCGTGAGACAGACGAATTGAGGGCCAGCGATCGAGAGTACAATCGCATTGACAACACGGTCAAGACAGACGAAGTTTTAGCTCGTCTGACCCTAGTGGGGGTAAGCGAATACGCTGTGGGGATGAAACCCCGGGCAGTGCAAGCTATCGACATTCACCCAGCGGCTGAACAAGGGCCCTTAGTGGAAGGTATGATGGCACGTGCCAAGTCAGCGTTTCCCATGGCACCGGACCATTGGATAGTAAAGGCCTATGTGGACGAACCTAGGGTTCTCCCGAGTCCTCTCTATTTACGTAATGGTTATGCCGTGTATCCCGTGTTCGGATCGTCCAGTACAGCAAACGACTTGAGGTTAATCGCTGAGGCGGTGAAGCATCTACGTCGTGCGATCGTAATCGTCGTAGCCGGCGATGACTCCTTGGTAATTGTCGTCAGTGCAACTGGCGTGATCAAGGTCATAGTCGGCGACTTCGGTATGTTCGACCAGTCGCAGTCCCTGGGGCCTTTGATGGTCCAGTGGAAAGCCATGGAGAGGATGGGCTTGAGTGTGCAAGACAAGGAGAAGTTCGTTCGCCTTGCTTTTGCTAAGCTGGTGGCTCGAGGGCACAATGGTGACACTATCACGGTGCATCGCTTGGCAGGAAAAAGGCCTATGCGTAACACTGGAGGTACAGACACCACCCTCGGCAACAGCTTGGTCAACCTGTTCACCTGGCTGGAGTCGCTAGATGACGTGGATCCCATGTCAGCTACTCCTGCGGTGTTGGAAGCAGCGTTTGCTTGGTCGGGCTTCAAGATCAAGGTCAGGGTGTACAATACTCTGGTCGGTGCCGAGTTTCTAAAAGGCATGTTCTATGAAACGATCGACGGTCAACTCGCGTGGTCATTACTCCCATCTGCAATTCTGAAGCGCACGAAATCGTTAGTCGATCCTAGACGGATCTTCGACGTGCGTGATGAAGTAACGAATCTCCGTTACGCGATGGCTGCGCGCGAGTTCCTCGCAGTTCAAGCTGCTGATGTACGGCATTTCGGTGAAGTTCCGATTTTGCGCGCATTCGTGGCCCGTTACGCTAAAGAAGTGAAGGGTTACGTCATCAGCAAGCGTCATTCTCCTGAGTTGAAAGAGGCACACAAGGTGTCTTATGGAGAAACGCCGAAAATCGATCAGCAAGCGGCCGTAACGACCGTTTGCAGCCGCTATGGTCTGTCCCCTCAAGACATAGAGCGCGTTGAGAAAGCGATTCTCACCGGGCCGGAGTTTAAGTTTATTGAAGATCCAGTATTCCTCCGGCTGGCATTGGTTGATTACAACTAGAACTGCAACGTCTGATAGTGTGGGCCGGACGTTAAACTAGCCAACGAGGGCAGTGCAATTCAACTGCAACATTGTAGATTCGACCACTCGATATGAATGGGACGAAACAACAAGCCAAAACCAAAGACAACCCTTCCGAAGCAGAATGGTGTGGCCCCGCGATCGGCGGGGTCTATCCAACATCCCACGGGCACGCTGATCAAGTACGTGCCAGTGAAATCGAAAGGGCTCTTAGTGAACTCCTTGAGCGTGGCCGGCGACTCGAGGCGCAAAGATCGGTTTCCGGCCAAGACCAACAAGCAGAAGGAACACGACAGGGTTCGGGTACCGGAAAGCTTCCGCTTCAAGGACAAGGAATCCCGCATAGCATTGCGGGAGGAGCAGGGCGTGGCCAACTCCATGCTGCGACTCTCAGAGGACTTGCAAAAGTCCTCCTCTCCCAAAGAACAGGCCAAGCTCGCCAGAGCGCCTCAGGCCGTTCAGCAGGAGCAGAGGGCGTGGTGGCAGGACGTGGGGGATTTTCTCCTCAAGGCCGCGCCAATCATCCTGGAAGTGGTGGCGATGCTCGTATAACGTATTGGCGTAACGGGCACGTTGTCGGTCGTGCAGCCGTGTTGGCGGGCGCCCAGAAATTCGCTGGGGTGCCCGTCGCGCACGGGAGTCAATACCGCGGAGGCGTTATGGCAGAACGGAGGTGGTCCGATCACAAAGGATTCCACATCGACGTTATTGGCCATCAACTTCTCGGTCCTGTCTCCACCAATGCCGCTTTACCCGTCGAGGGGTGTCGGACGTCTAACGGAGTTTTCGTGATGTCACCAGATGCCCTCGGCGAGCGCTTGGAGCTGCTTTCGCAACAGTACGAGCAACATGTCGTTAAGAAACTCAAGGTCGTTTATCGACCAAGTGTTCCCTCAACTACTGCTGGAGCCATAGCGATATACTTTCGCAATGATCCAAACACACCCATGGACATCACCGGGGTGGATGAGTTATCTCATGCGAGCACTCATCCCTCGTTCGTCCAGACCCAGGTGTGGCAGCCCGTTGAGCTCGACATCAAGCCGTCTGACGCGACGACCAAGTACTTCTCCACAGACACGGGGGACGCTCGATTCCAGGTCCAAGGCATTGTGACCGTCGAGAGTGCCTCGCCTTTGCCTGAGGCGTCAGTGTATGGCAATCTGTTCCTCGAGTACGAGATCTCCTTTTCGGGAGAAGAACTCGACTACGAGGTCGCGGATGTGTCATCGGGCCAGTTCGATCTGAACTGGAACGCATTCACGCCCTCGGGGGTAGGCGCCCCCATCTCAGCAGTCATGCAGGCGGCCTCGCCCAGCAACTGCAGTGGGTCTTTTACCGCCGGCTCTCCTCCCCCGAACACGCAGTACTTGCTGTACGGGACGATCTCGGCGATCACGGGCAATCCGCCTCCAGTTCAAGTGGCGGGTTCAGCCGAAGCCAAAACCTTTGCCGTGGGGCAAGGTATTTTCGCGCGGTTCATGTGCGCGGGTGCTCTCAGCAATAACTTTACTGATGGCACGGTTTTCGCTGTCTTCTTTTACGACTTGGCCTCGGCCATTGAGTTCCAGTCGTCGGAAGGCTTCGTGAACGCCACAGCCGGAATGTTGGCGTACAACTTGGCCGGGCCGTTCCCAGCGGGTGATGTTATCATCAACTGGCGAACGTACCAGCTAACGTACGACTAACACAGTTCACCCTTCAATAGCAGCTAATTCTGTACATCATGGTGGATAGAATTGGGGTTTTACGAACCTCCGTTAAGCGAGTAAAACTGCCCTGCACTCACTGTCAGCCTGTCACTCTGTCGTCCCACGTCGGGTCGATTTAGCCATTGCGCGAGCGTTCTGCCTGCCCTTTGTAAATTTCTGGAAAGAAAACTGGGCGTTGTGCGTTCCCTTAGTGGTGGCTACTTCTTCAAGGCGTGGAGTCGGCCGGGGTCAAGTTTTCAGTCGTGCACTTTAAGAGTCTACACTGGACTCGCCCTGTACATGCA